GTGGAGTATAAAGACTAATAGGAGAAACTTTCGTGGACAACTTTCAAGAATTCATTGTAAAGAGTAAGTATTGTCGATGGAATGAAGAAAAAAATAGACGAGAAACTTGGGAAGAATGCGTGGATCGGTATTATGATTACATGGAATCCCGTTTCAGTCTCCGAGGAGAGCTTGCGGACCTGCGTGAAGCCACGTTAGATCGTGAAGTCTTTCCCTCTATGCGTGCTTTGATGACTGCTGGCCCTGCTGCTGATGTTGATGATGTGTGTATGTACAACTGTTCATATATCCCCATCACCTCGATTCGGTCATTCTCAGACGTGATGTACGTACTGTGCTGCGGAACCGGAGTCGGCTTCTCATGTGAATCTCATGTGGTTGACGGCCTTCCGACTATTCCCGAGGACATTAAACGGGATCACGATGAGGTCATTACCGTTCCGGATTCCCGAGAGGGCTGGGCAGATTCCTTTAGGATCTTGCTTGGTCACCTCTATAGTGGGATTCATCCTACTTGGGATACAAGTCTAATCCGTCCCGCCGGTGCTAGACTAAAGACATTTGGTGGCAGAGCCAGTGGTCCAGATCCTCTTGAGAAGCTGTTTAGATATGTTGTTAATGTATTTGACAAAGCCAAGGGCCGAAGGCTTTCCTCAATTGAGGTACATGATATCGTGTGTATGACTGGAGAGATCGTTATAGCTGGTGCCGTCCGGCGATCAGCCCTCATCTCCCTTAGTGATCTACATGACCGAAGCATGGCTACCGCTAAGTCTGGTCCGTGGTGGGAATCCTCGGGACACCGTAGGCTAAGCAACAACTCAGCTGTGTATGACTCGAAGCCAGAACTGTCGCAGTTCCTTGACGAGTGGTCAGCAATGTACAACTCTCGATCTGGTGAGCGTGGTATCTGCAATCGTGAGTGTCTTAGTATGCTGGCAGAGAGATCAGGAAGAGAAGTAGAAGGGATTGAGTTTGGAACAAACCCCTGCTCTGAGATTATCTTGCGGCCTAAGCAGTTTTGTAACCTAACTGAAGTTGTTGTTAGAGCCCACGATAACTTGGATTCCCTTAAGGCTAAGGTTGCCTATGCTACTATCCTCGGCACGATCCAGTCTGCGTGTACTAGATTTAAATATCTTGATGATGATTGGAAGAATAACTGTGAGGAAGAAAGGCTTCTTGGCGTATCCTTTACAGGCATCTACGACAATCGACTGATGTCTGGTCAGGAAGGTATGCCGAAGCTTCGATGGACCTTACAAAAGCTTCGTGAATTTGCTCAGGAAACTAACCTAATCTGGTCAGATCGACTCGGTATTAATCCAAGCAAGGCAATCACATGCTGTAAGCCAAGTGGAACCACCTCTTGTGTGGCTGGCACGTCTTCTGGTATGCATCCTCGTTACGCCATGCACTACATTCGTCGTGCTCGTATTGATGTGAAGGATCCTATCTGTCAGTTTATGATTGATAATAATATTACTCACGAACCTTGCGTGGCAAGCCCGGACAAGACTATGATCTTTAGCTTTCCCATTGCATCTCCTGCCGGAGCTGTGGTACAGAAAGAAACAGATCCAATCAGCCACCTGAATCTTTGGCTTGAGTATCAAAAGACTTGGTGTGATCATAAGCCAAGCATTACTGTATCCTATACAGACGATAACTTCCTTGACGTAGGTCAGTGGGTGTGGTCTAATTGGGATTATGTAAGTGGGATATCTTTCCTTCCTTACGATAACAATGTCTACGATCAGGCTCCGTTTGAATCGATTAGTAAAACAGAGTATGATAAGCTCATGGAACAGATGCCCGAAGAGATTAACTGGTTAGGGCTTACTCGCTATGAGACAGACGATATGACAACAGGTTCACAAGAGCTTGCCTGCCACGGTGGAGCTTGCGAAGTTGTCGACATTACGGAGAATACGTATGCAACATAATTTTGAAACTATTAAACGCAAGGTTCAGATGGGTGGGCAGGTTATGCCCGCTGAGGTTGTCTTGTGTTTAAAAGAAATTTTAGTTCAGGTTGAAAGCCTTAAGGAGAGACTCGATGGACTGGAAGCAGCTATCAAGAGTGGATCAAGAACTAGTTCAGTATCTAAAGGAAAAGTTTCCAAGTCCAAGGTACGATCCAAAGGCGACAAATGACGAACTGGTTCGCCTCATTGCGATTCATTGTGGTCACGAAGAGGCTATTGCAGCCATAGAAAAAGTAATTGCAATGCAATCGAAAGGAGGGTGACATGAGTGGAGCAGTTAGTATTATCACAGCACCGATATCGTGGGCTGAAGAAGCAATTTCGTTTGGTACCGGGGTTGTTGAAGAGGTTTGGGCTTTTGGTGAGGACGTGGTTGAAACTGTTCATCACGAAACCATGGCTTTTGCCTCTTCTGTAACTGGCATCGATGAGTTAGATCCTGATTATGAAGAGGACCTCCGTCGCGAGTATGAAGCAGGACTTGCTGCTCAACAAGCAGAGATGGCTAAATTACAAGCCCAGCTTAATTCAGCAAGTGCTATTGATAGGATGAGGGCCGAGAAAAGAATGGCTGAACTTAGAGGTTCGCATGGTAAATGGATGCGAGATGCGAGGTCAAAATTCCGTAGACAAAAACTACAGGGTGATATTGAGCATCGAAAGGCTATGGCTGAAAGAGAAGCCGAGATTGCTAGAGCTGCACAAGAGAAGGAGCAGGGGGATATTGGATACAACAAAGAAGCAATGCAAACAATTGCTAGAAAAGCAAGAGCCATGCCAACAATCCCAGCAATGGATGCACCAGATCGTGGCGTTGGTTCAACTACTAGAGATACCCCACCAAGGAGGCCCGTCTAATGAGTTACAGAACACACCCTCTTTTCTTCGGAGGTGGTCCTGATATTCCTGCCGGTTTGTCCGCTGACGATAGAGCTGGATTATTAGAGAAGGAAGATATGCTTGCCCAAGAGCGAGACGCAAGGGCTCGTGAATTCCAGATGGAAATGGAAAGACAAAGACAAGCACAGCAAAAGGAAATGGAAAAGATTAGTAAGGTTCAAGAGGCTGAGCGTGTTAAGGATATCGAAAAGCTTGAAAGACAGGCTGCCGAGTATGCCCCATCTGAAGCTGAGGCCGCTTCTCAAGACAGAGATCGTAGGCGTACTGAGATGTGGGGAGCCTTAGGTGCTGGTCAAGAACAAGACATAAACACAGAGACACCAAGACCGGAGTAATAAACAATGACTACTTTAGCAGATAGATTTAGAGCACTAGATGCTCTTAGAACTAGTAAGCTAGAACGAGCAAGGTATTGTTCAAGCTTGACGGTACCCTCTCTTCTTCCTCCTGAAGGGTGGACTGAGCAGGCTCAGCTTCCTCAGCCCTATAGTTCTACCGCTGCTAGAGGCGTTACCGCAATGGCAAGTCGTATGCTTAGTGCATTATTACCACTAAACGATTCTCCTTTCTTTAAGTTTGAGCTATCCTCTGGTATGCAAGCAGAGCCTCAAGTTGATGCTTATTTAAACAACCTCAGTTATCAGGTCTATAATAAACTAAGTAGTGGAAACCTAAGAGAAACTATATACCAATTATTACAACACCTTATTGTTGTTGGGGATGTTATGGTTATTATGGAGGATGATATGAATTTCCGTATTATCCGAATTGATAGGTTTGTTGTTCGCCGTAATGTATATGGTGATGTTGAGGAAGTAATTTACAAAGAGTATGAGACTCTAGATGAAGAGGCTGACAGCAACGAGCTGTATGCTTCTTCATTAGACATGGATAGTCGAAGTGGATACAAGCCATTATACACTAAGCTGTGTAAGTACGGTAATGTGTGGGAATCTAAGACTGAAGATATTGAAGGTAATGTTGTTAACTCAGGAGAGTACGCCGTACCTAACTTTGTTATTCTTAGGTGGTCTGGAATTCCGGGCGAGAACTATGGTCGAAGTCACTGTGAAGATTTGATTGGTGATATTAAAACTCTTGAAGGATTTACTGAGGGGTTGATTAACGGGATCACAGCGTCATCTGTATTCTGGATGGCCGTAGATCCCACAGGTATGGCAGAGGTAGATGACATCAATGGTACCCCAACTGGTGGTTGGATTGGTGCTAGACCTAACGAGGTCCATGTCGTATCTCCTGCTACTACTATGAACCCACAGATTTCTTCTACCCAATCAGGTGTTAATATCCTCCGCCAAGAGCTTGGGCGTGCCTTCTTGCTTGACAGTGCTAGTATTCCTCAGGGTGAGAGAGTTACCGCTACTGCTGTCAGAATGATTGGACAGGAACTTGAGCATGTATTGGGCGGGGCTTTCTCTGCCATCGCTCGCGATCTTATGCAGCCAATTGTTTCAAGAACGGTGTTCCTTATGATTTCTGATAGTGAGGTAGATCAAAGATTGTCTGAAATGTTTAGCGAAGAAGAAGGACTCCTGAATGTCGAGATCGTTACAGGTCTTCAGGCTCTCAGTAGAGACTCTGATCTTCAGAAGCTTATGCAAATGGGTGAGATGGTACGAAACCTACCAGAGCCTGCCGCTGCAATGTTCCGATGGGATGAGTACGGCAAGGCTTTGATTACCGCCCTTGGATTTAATTCTGATTTATGGGTCAAGAATGAAGAGCAGGTTCGGGAAGAACAGCTTAAGCTGGCACAGGCCCAAGGTCAGATTCAAAGTACACAGCAACAAGAGGTAGCTGCCGGTCAAATGGCACAACAAGTTATGGCCCAAGCTGCTCAGCAGGACTTAGAGCAGAACGACGGGGCTGGAATTCAGCAAGTAATGCAGCAGATGCAAGGAGTATAGTAAATGCCAATCACAACAGATTCACAACGAGCGTCGGTCACAAAGACCACAGTTCAAGGACAAACTATTTATGAGTCAGCCCCCTCGACAGCATTAGCGTCGAAGACAAATAAGATTGTTACCAATAGTATAAACTCAACTACCTTGGGTATTAGGGGTACAGCTACAACTGGTGGTGTTTCTGTTCTTGCGGGTGTAGATGTTCAGACTGCCTTTTCGGGTAGCGGGACAGCCGGTGTTTCTGCCACTAGTAGCTTCTCGCTAACTACCTCTAAGACTACTCTGGAATCTGCCCAGACTACTACTCCTACAATTACAATTACTTCTTCTCTTGATGGTACTTCGAGAACTTTCTCACGAGATACTACTGGTGAAGTTGCTTCTGCTACGTTTGAGTTTAGTGAAGGTGCTGAGCTTGCTCAAACCATTA